GTGCCGAGGATCGGCATCAACAGCGTTCCGGTGCTGCGTTTCGACGCGAACTATTGGAAGTCGGTAGCAGCGGCCAGGCTAATGCAGAAGCGTCAAAGTGCTGGCGAATGGAACTTATGGGGAAACCATCGTATAGACCACTCTCACTACTGCTCGCACCTTATCGGCGAGGAGCCGGTGCCGACAACGGCAAAAGGTAGAACCGTTGTGATGTGGAAACCACGACCGGCAACCGAAAACCACTGGTTCGATACTTTCGTGGGATGTGTAGTCGCTGCATCATTTATCGGAATACAAACGCCAGGCGGAGCACAGACTGCCGGCATTGTCAGACGCAAACCAAAACAACGCAGATCATTCGTGGACTTTTAAGGGCGATTGCATGGCAAAGAAAAAGCGAAACAGTCATCAGCAAGCTGCCGGCATCACGATACCGACCAAGTGCCAGCAATGCGGAAGCACGCGACGAACGAAATACAGCAACAGCAAGGAACTCGGCCCTGGGCGAACTTGGCGCGACCTGCCGAACATACCAGCGGGGACGATCTACGTCTCTCTAACTAAGTCTCGTTGCATATGTCTCAAGTGCGGACAGGCTCGCGTAGATCAGCGTTTTGAGTTTGACGCAGAAACTTTGTCCGCGTTGCGTACTAGCGAAGTCTCTCAAATGGCCGACTATAGTTGACAATTTCCTGCATGTATACGCAGGAAGAACTCGAAACAAAGATCCGCTCGCTCGATACTGAGATCTCTCAGGCGATCGAAAGCGTTACGACCGATGGCACGAGCACGAAGGTCAACTTAAACGCTAAGAAAGCGGAACGCGATCGCTATCTGCAAATGCTGCAAAGTCAACGCAGTAAACGACCAGCCACAGCACGCATCAACTTGTGGGGTGGCTAATGGCTGGACTGCTAAACCGTATCGGCTCGATGTTTGGATATGACGCTCTGGAACCAGCAGGGCGTCGCAAGAAGATCAGCCGAACCGTCTACCGAGAAGATCATCACTTTCAAGGCAACAAGCACCGAGGGTTGCAGGAGTCTGCATCAGACTTGGTGCGGAACCTTTCGCTCGCTGGATGGATGGTGCGACGTCACTTGGACTACGTTGCTCAATTCGAGTTCCACGGTCGCAACGATGACGAAGGAATCAACCGGCAGATTGAGCAGTTGATGCTTGAGGACAGCCGGCCAGCAAGAGCAGACGTCTCTGGTCGCTTCGGTCGAGAAAAGCTATTCAGGCTCGCGGAAGCTCGCAGGGTGCTCGATGGCGATACTGTCCTAGTCAAGCTCCGAGATGGCCGGCTACAGGGAATTCAAGCCGACCTGATCCAAGATCCGGCACGTCCACCACAGGGAGAGCAATGGATCAACGGCGTTCTGATCAATGACTTCGGGCGACCGCTGGCATACGGCGTCCACAAGAGATCTGGCTATACACGAACCGAGTTCGCTCGACGGGTCAACGCTACCAACCTAATCCACTATGGATTCTTCGACCGATACGCTTCTGATCAGGTGCGTGGAGTGTCGCCGCTTGTATCGGCGTTGAACCCGCTGCGGGATGTCTACGAAAACTTCAGTTTCGCACTTGCAAAAGCAAAAGTCAGTCAGCTATTTGCGATGGCTTTCTACCGAGACTCACCGGACTCGGTGATGCCAGTCGAGCCAGATCCCGACCAGGGCAACATCGACAGCGACGGGGACTCCATCGAGGAGCCTCGTGGCTTCCAAGCATTTATGAAGTCGGACACTCGATACATCGACCTGAACCCAGGCGAAAAAGCCGAGGTGATCGAGAGTAAGCAACCATCGACGGAGTTCCAGAACTTTACGCAGCTCGTGATGCAAGTCGCTCTCAAGTCTCTGGATATTCCATTCTCGTTCTATGACGAGTCTCACACCAACTTCTTTGGATCTCGTGCTGCGTGGCTGCATTACGAACGGAGCTGCAAAGACAAACGAGACGACCAGATCGAGATGCGGCGGAACTACACCCAGTGGAAGCTGCAAAACTGGATCGCCAGCGGTCGCTTAGTACTGCCGGCTTCCATGCGTCAAACAGACATCAACTTTGAGTGGGTGCCTCGTGGGATGCCCTGGTGGGACCCAAGCAAAGAGATCAATGGACATATCGCCGCAATCAAGGCAGGACTCGACACTCCACAGCGGATCTGTCGAGCAACCGGAACCGACTACTTCGACAATGTTGACGCAATCAGCAAGGCATTGCAGTACGCCAGCGAAAAAGGCGTGCCGGTCGAGTTCGCGATGCAACAACCACAGCAATCAGCAGAGGAAGCAAGCGAATGACACATCCAGAACGACCAGTGAAAGAAACTTTGTTCCGCGGTGCTCGTGCAACCGTTGAGGATCCTATTCAGATTTCTCGGACAGGCGGCGACTATCAAGCTGGTCTACTTTCTGGCGTTTCATTGATCGCGACTGGCGAGGCTCTCGGTCACGATATGTGGATCGACGAGGTTACGCTTGAGCAGGTCGCACAGTACGCCAACCAGGGCAAGCATGGCGTAAAGTCGCGTTTCACTCATCCAAGTATGTCAGCCGATGGAATGGGCCGGCATCTTGGACGCATCAAGAACGTCCGAGTTGATGGATACCGAGTGCTTGGAGATCTTCACTTTGCTCAGTCTGCACACGCTACGCCAGAAGGCGATCTGGCCGAATATGTGATGACGCTCGCCGAGGAAGATCCAGCGGCAGCCGGTCTCTCTATCGTGTTCGAGCACGACCAAGAAGCCGAGCAGGAATTTATGACGGAGCACTCATCGGGCAAGTTTGCTTCGCCCGACGCAAATAACACAAAGAACTTTCCACACGTCCGACTGGAAAAGCTCAGGGCCGCCGACATCGTTGACGAGCCAGCAGCGAACCCCGATGGACTATTCGATCGTCAGACGCTCGCAAGGGACGTTGACGAGCTTCTCAGCTATGCCGCTGGCATCAGCGTTGACAAACCAAAGTCTCTTGCATTCGGCGTGGATGCGGATCGAGCAAGTCAGTTTCTTGGCAGGTGGCTCGAACGCCATCAGCTTTCCATTGTTTCTCGTAATGAGGAGATCTCCGAGATGTCGGAAGCTACCGAAATTGTGGAGGCAGGTGTTTCCGACTCCGCACCTGCATCTTTCACCCGTGAGGACTTCCTATCTGAGTTGTCGGCTTATGTCGATCGCTTTGGATCGGAAAACGGCCAGAAGTGGTTCAGCGAAGGAATCGAACTGCAAGAGGCACTCGGTCGCCAGTGCGATCTATTTGCCGAGCAGATCGAGCAACTCAAAGCCGAACTAAGCGAGGCAAAAGAACAGCTCGCAGCAGCTGCTAGCGTTGGTGAAGATCCTATTGACGTTGGCGAAATTCAAGCGAACGACAACAAGAAGCGACTCTCCGAGTTCTTCAATAACAACTAGAAACCATCGAAAAAAAAGAACCACCAGAACAGAGGAACATAAACAATGGCATCAACTCCACTACCAATCAGTGAATTAGTCAAGATCAACGATCAGAACGTCGCAGACGTAGAGATCAGCGATTTGCTTCGTGACGCTCCAGTGCTTGCAGCAATGCCGGCAGTCGAAGCCAGTAACGGAACCTTGCATAAGTATAACAAGCTCACCACCGAGCCTACTGTTGGCTTCCGTTCGCTCAACGATGGACGCGATCACGATTACACCGTCCGCACGACCGTCACCGAGACATTGCAGATTTTGGATGCTTCGTTCGACATGGACGCAGCGATCTACAATCCAGAGCTAGCAGCGATGGAAGGACGCAGCCATCTGCAAAGTGCATTCGCAAAAGCAGAGCGTCAGATCTTCTACGGAACCAGTGCAAACGGCGACTCAGCCGGCTTCAATGGTTTCTACAACAGTGCAGACCTAAACGCATTGGCTGACGAGATGGTGATCTCTGCTGGCGGATCAAGTGCTGGCGTACAGTCCAGCGTTTACCTGATTCGCGCCACACCAGACGCAACTGGTGTTTGCTCAGTATTCGGAAACAACGGCGACATCAGCATCGGTGGTGCATACCAGTCGATGATTGAAGGTACCAACGGACGATATGACGCTTGGGTCGTTCCGATCGTTGCTTACATGGCTCTGCAACTCGGAAGCAAGTTTTCCGCCGCTCGTATCGCCAACGTCGAAACCGCTTTGGATGACGACAAGATATATGAGGCTCTTTCTTTGTTCCCAGCATCTTTGCAACCTACGCATATTTGCATGAACAGAACTGCCCTCA